CACCAACAGTCGCAGCAGTTAACGAAGGCGCAGCAACTTCAGAGACAGGCATGACTTCTGCTTACGACACAATTTCAGTACAGAAGTACTCAGGTCTAAACGAAGTTTCATTCGAACTCATCGACCGCTCATCTCCAGCGTTCATGGAACTGCTAATGGCAGAACTCCGTAAGGCTTACGAAAAGGCAACAGACGCAGCATTGCTTTCAGCATTTGCTACATCTGGAACAGTAGCAACATCAACAGCCGCGACAGCAGCAGGTCTCCAGTCATTCATCGCAACTGAATCAGCAGCAGCATATAAGGGAACTGGTGGCGATTACGCTAATCAGCTCGTTGCTTCGACTGACCAATGGGCAGCGATCATGGGCTATGCCGATGATAACAAGCGTCCTCTCTACTCAGCAGCAAACCCACAGAACGCATCTGGCGCAGTCTCACAAGGCTCAACAGTTGGCAACGTTCTTGGCGCTAACTTGATCGTTGATCACAACATCACAACAGCTGGCGTTATCGATGACTCAGCATTCCTAGTTGCTCCAGGATCTGTCTATACATGGGAGTCACCAGCAACTAACCTTCGTGTTAACTTGCTAGGAACTGGCCAAATCCAGATCGCACTTTACGGCTACCTAGCAATTTACGTAGGCAAGTCAGGTAAGGGCGTCCGCCGTTACAACCTAACTTAATAAGTTAGAAACTAAGTCGCTGGCGGGGTAGTGCCCTTCTGCCCCGCCAGTCTTTAGAAAGGAGATCAAATGTCTTACACAACAGTTGCAGAGTTACGTAGCGCACTTGGCGTTGGTTCACTTTACAATGACGCAACCCTTCAAGAAGTTTGCGATGCAGCAGACAATGTGTTGATCCCTTTTCTATGGACAAACGATAATTTTAACGTGGGTCATAGCAACACGACCACAGAGGCAACCCTATATTTTGACGAAGTAGTTACCGACATTTATTACGTTGGCCAGTCAGTAATTATTACTAAGAATGGCTCGCCTTTTAACGGCACTAAGACAATTACTGGCGTTGGCGAATACACAATAACTTATGCGGTAACTGGCAGCCCAACAGCTAGTGAATATCACCCAGTCGTGCCTTATGGTGTCGTTTCAGGCGTGACCCAAAATACTTATTCATCAATTCCTGCCGTCAAAGAAGCCAGCCTTATGATCTCGATCGACATCTGGCAGAGCCGCCAAGCGCCTTCGAGCGGTGGCGTTACAGTTGACGGATACGCTCCAAGTCCTTACCGCATGGGTAATACTTTACTTGCTCGTGTTCGCGGCTTGCTTGCGCCTTATCTCGATCCGCGCAGCATGGTTGGTTAACCATGACTGCTGCCATATCAACTCTTCGAGGCACTATTGCCCAAGCCCTAATAGATAACACGCTTTGGTCAGTATTCTCATTCCCGCCAGCAACTCCAATAGCCAACAGCATTGTGGTTAGCCCAGCAGATCCTTACGTCACACCAAATAACAACAGCCGCAACACTATTGCGCCTACTGCCAATTTTAATCTTAATGTGTTCGTGCCTTTACTAGACAATGAAGGCAACCTAAATGGAATTGAGGAAATGCTAGTTGCAATGTTTAACAAACTAGCGGCTTCCTCTATCGTCTATAATGTGGGAGACGTGAGCGCGCCTAGCGTTCTCAATGCTGCATCGGGCGATCTTTTAACCTGCTCAATGCAGGTTTCAGTCCTAACGAGTTGGAGTTAAACCATGTCCGAATGGGAAAAAGAGCAAGAAGCCTTCCTGATTAAGATCGGGCAGGTTGTACCAGCAACAGCAAAACCATCTACTAAGAAAGACGAGGAATAACCTAAATGGCAGTATTTCTAAATAACAACGTAGGCGTAAAGGTTAACTCAGTTGATCTTAGCGACCACGTTACATCAGTAACACTTAACCGCACTTTTGATGAACTCGAAGTAACAGCAATGGGCGACTCAGGCCACAAGTTCGTTAAAGGCTTGGAAGCATCATCCGTTACTATCGACTTCCTCAACGATACAGCTTCAGCAAACGTTCTAGCGACCTTGCAGGCTGCTTGGGGAACTTCTGTAACAGTTGTTCTACTTCAGACAAAGGGAACAGCAGTTTCAGCGACTAACCCGCTTTACACAATGACTTGCCTAGTTAACAACACCACCGACATCAACGGCGCAACTGGCGATCTTGGCACTCAGTCAGTAACTTGGACAGTTAATGGCACAGTAGCTGTATCACCAACTGGCACATTCTAATAACTAACTAAGGGGCAAAAATGGCAAAACTAAAGGTAACAAGGGCAGACGGAAGCGTTAACGAATACCAGATCACTCCGGCGATCGAGTATGCCTTCGAGCAATATGCAAAGAAGGGCTTCCATAAAGCCTTTAGGGATGACGAAAAGCAGACCGATGTTTATTGGCTCTGCTGGGAAGCAATACGTCGGTCGGGTGAAACCGTTAAACCCTTCGGAGAAGCGTTCTTAGATACATTGACGAGAGTCGAGGTTCTCGATGACGACCCTTTGGAGTAACGCGGGAGTCCTTCACCTATCTCATTGCGAGACTATCGCTTGAGACTGGACTCTCGCCCCAAACTTTAATTGAACTAGATCACACAATGTTCAGGACTTTACTTCAAGCCCTGAAAGACAGAGCAAAGGAGCAAGCGGATGCCTACAAGCGTCAAAGGCGCAAATGATCTCCGCAAGGCGCTCAAAAAGTTTGCTCCTGATCTAGCCAAAGAAACTCAAAAGGAACTAGCTGCGTTTCTCAAGCCAGTAATTAGAGATGCTCGTGGGTTTATCCCAAGCAATGAGCAAGTGCCTAGCGGTTGGCTAGTAGGCAAGCAAAAAGGCAAGTGGGAACGCGTAGCCTTTGACTCTGGCATTGCCAAGCGTGGGATCAAATACAAGACAACTCCAAGCAAGGTTAACCGCTCTGGTTTTAGAGCATTGGTTTCCATTGTGAACAAATCCGCCGCCGGTGCTATCTATGAAACCGCTGGCCGTAAGTCTGGGATTACTGGCCGTTTTACGCCGCGCCTTAATGGTCAAATTGTCGGAGCTGGTCAAAAGATGCAAGGCCGCGCAATGTTTAGGGCTTGGGCGCAGGATCAAGGCAAAGCAAAAGGTTATGTGTTGCAGGCGATCTTTAACTCTGCCAAAAAGTTTAATGCTAGAACTGGGGTCAAATGATAAACAATGAAGCCTTAAGAGTTGATATTGCTTCAGAGTTCGTTGGCGCTAAAGCGTTCAAGGCAGCCGACACAGCCACAGTCAGACTCCAAAAACAGGTTAACTCACTAGCAAAGTCTTATCTCGGTTTATATGGCGCTCAACGCTTGGCTTATGGTCTAGTCAACTCAGCTAAAGCATTTGCTGCAGATGATAAGGCTGCTCGCGTATTAGGTCAGACTCTCAATAACTTAGGGCTTGGCTTCGGGCAAAATGCGGCGATCGTTAACGATTATATTTCAAACCTTGAAAAGCAAACTGGCGTACTCGATGACGAGTTGCGCCCAGCAATGGATCGCTTACTTCGTGCAACTGGTTCAATAACTAAATCTCAAAAACTTCTTAACCTTGCGCTAGATATTTCCGCCGGAACAGGCAAGTCACTTGCCCAAGTAACCCAAAGCCTACAAAAGGCATATCTCGGGCAAACCCAGTCACTTGGGCGCTTAGGCGTTGGTTTATCTAAGGCAGAACTTACTTCCGCATCATTTGAGGAAATTCAAACTCGCTTGGCAGTTCTGTTTGAAGGTCAGGCTTCAATGGCGGCAGACACTTATATTGGAAAAATGAATAAGTTAACTGTCGCTGTTAATAATGCAAAAGAAACTATCGGCAAAGGTTTATTTGAAGGCTTATCAGCCACAGGCGGCGGCGGAGCAAGTGGCTTTGATACATTCACTAAGGTCATTGACGTGGCTGCTAAAGGCGTTGCGTTACTTCTTAGCACTATGGGCAAGACAACTGGCGCGATCGCTTTATTTGCTCAAGGTAAAACAGGATCAGCAACAGACTTAATTCTTGGCCGTAAGCCAGCAGATCGTTCAGGGATCGTTCCTTCTATAGGCGCTGAACTCAAAAAAGCAGCAGCGGAAAAGGCGGCAGCCAAGGCAAGAGCTGCAATGGTTAAATCAACCAAAGCCCAAACTGCTGCTATAAAGGAACAGACCGCCCTGCAAAAGGCTGGAACGCTATTCGATCTCCAGCAGACTCAGATTATCGCTGCGCTAAAAGGTGAGATATCAGCCGATGAGCGCAAGCGCCTAGAATTGCAGTTGGCGATCCTTACCGGCAACACTTCAGAAGCATCCAAACTAGCTGGTGAACTTGCCAAATCTCAAGGACTATCACAACAACTAGCAGCCTATTTAGCAAGCCTTCCAGATGCCAAAAACCCATTTACAGCATGGAAGTCATATCTCGACATGATCGAGGCTCAAGTGCGCCGAATAACAACAGTAAGCCCTGCGCCAATTACTTCTATGGCTTCAGGTTATGGAGTTACAGGCACTCAGTATTCTTTACCAAATGGATCACAGCAAGTAAGTGCAGCAGGCGTAGAATTTACCGTCAATGTTAACGCTGGCTCAGTTATTGCTCAGGAAGGTCTAGTCGATGTAATCCGCGATAGCCTGTTGAATGACTCACTTCAGGCTAAGTTTGCTGCGATCTATCGTCAAGGCGGATTAGGTCAGTTCGGATAATGGCACTTCCAGCCCAGATTAGCGTTTCGTTTGACTTTACTTCAGGCGCTACTTTCGGCTATCCCTTTACCATTGGCGATGCCAAATACGGAAAACTTGGCACAGGCACTCTGGCATCTACAACCACTCCAGAACCAACGGTGGATCTAACTCCAGATGTTCGCTCGATCTCGATCAAGCGCGGTCGCAACATCATGCGCGACACTTACGAGGCTGGCACTTGCACAGTCCGAGTTCTCGATCCCAACTCATATTTCAACCCACAGAACACTTCCAGTCCTTACTATGGCTATCTAACGCCGCTTCGCAAGCTGCGCGTATCGGCTACCTATAACGGAGTTGGTTACTTCTTATTCTCAGGCTATACAACTGACTATAAGTACACCTATCCACAAAATCAGGAAACTGGTTATGTGGACATTGTATGCTCGGATGCCTTTAGGCTCATGCAGCAGGCTGGGATCGTGGGAGTTACCGATGCCACAGCTGGGCAAGATACTGGCACACGCATAGGCAAGATCCTAGATCAGGTTTCTTTCCCTACTTCGATGCGTACGATCGACACAGGCAACACAACCTGTATTGCGGATCCTGCTACTTCTCGAACTGCCCTAGATGCGATCAAAAACGCCGAGTTCTCCGAGCAAGGTGCTTTTTATATCAACCCTGCTGGAACTGCCATATTTATCAACCGCACAAATGTTATCAAGAAGTACGGTGAGACTCCTACTGAGTTCAACCAAACTGGTGGCATCCCTTACACAAACCTAACCTTCGCCTTTGACGATAAACTGATTATCAACTCGTCAACCATGACTCGTTACGGTGGCACAGCTCAAAACGCAACCGATCTGGCTTCGGTTGCCAAGTACTTCCCACACCAGTTGAACCAGTCAAACCTAGTTCTCCAGACGGATGCAGATGCCCTAAACGTGGCTAAAATCTATGTGGCAACTAGAGCTGAGACAACTATCCGCATCGATGCAATGACGGTCGATCTTATGGATCCTGCGGTTCCAACCGCAACCATGCTGGCACTTGATTACTTCTCAAACTTAAAGATCACTAACGTTCAGCCGGACGGCTCAACTATCGTTAAAACTTTACAAGCGCAGGGTCTTGACTGGAGCATCACGCCCAACTCCATGAAAGTCACTGTTACAACTCTCGAACCGATCGTTGAAGGGTTCATCATCGGATCGAGTATTTCAGGTATAATCGGCACTAACATAATGGCGTATTAGGAGATATAAATGGCAACAGGCTTTCCAGCAGCTACAGGCGATGTCCTAAGCGCGGCTATGTACAACGGTCTAGTGAACTTCACTATCACGACCAACACAGGCGATTACACAGCGGTCTTAAATGACCAGTACCAGAGCCTAGAGATTATGAATAAGGCAACTGCTATCGCCTTCAAGATCCCTACTAATGCCGCGGTAGCGTTCCCCATCGGAACGGTTATTACGGTACTTAATATAAATACAGGACTCTGCACCATCTCGGCAGTTACTCCTGGCACAACCACAGTCCTTTCGGCGGGTGCTACAGCGGCTAGCCCGACTCTTGCTCAATATAAATCAGCAGCCTGCATCAAGACTGCAACTGATACTTGGTATGTCGTGGGGGCTATTGCCTAATGCTTAACAATTTAACAGCCATTAACTCGACTCCAATAAGCACTATTGCTATTGAGTTTCTTGTTATCGCAGGCGGCGGCGGAGGTGCTTATGGCGGCGGCGGCGGTGCTGGTGGTTATCGCTGTTCCGTTTCAGGTGAGTCATCTGGTGGAAATAGCGCCGCGGAGTCAAATGTTGCAGTTTTACCTAGTACAAATTACACCGTAACTATCGGCGGTGGAGGTGCTGGTGGATCAACAGACGGCACTAAAGGTTCTAACTCTGTATTCGCAACTATCACTTCAGAAGGCGGTGGCTTAGG